ATGTAACTGCATCTACTGTAGGTGGAGTACAACAAGATTTAGATGTTCCTTTTAGAGCTTACGAAGCAATGTGTGCAGGACTTGCTTATTTTTTATCTAAAAAAAGACCAGGAATACAACAAGCACAACGAGCTGAATTACAAGCTGATTATGAACAAGCTTATCAAAGATTAATTGCAGGAGATGATACTCCTTCTACTAGAATATTACCATCAACATCTTACTATAGTTAATTATGGCAATTACTGCAGATAGATCAAAACGACCTCATAGAGCACCTTCTGCTAAATTTTCAAGTGGAAAAAATGCTAGAGTTATATCAGATCGTTCTGGATTAGAGTTTCCTTATAATGAGATGAGATTTGAATGGACTGGTATGCTAGTTCATACTTCAGAATATGAACCTAAACAACCTCAATTAGATTTAACTTATTTTACTGACGCTCAATCTTTACAGAATGCTAGACCACAAGTTCCTAATTCACAAATAGGAGGTGTTCCTGATCAAATTCAAACTTTATACCCTAATACATCAGGAGCTATATTAGCAGTAGGTGTAGCACAAGTTAGCACAAATTTGTTATCAAGTAGTGTAGGAAATGTTACAGTAGTAACATAATGGAAAATAAAAAATTAGGTGTAATGATCGCAACACCTTGTTATGGTGGTCAACTTACAGAAGCTTATTTACATGGTATTTTAAATACTATCTCTGTAGCTAATAAACATAAATTTCAAGTACATCTAAATACTATGGGTAATGAAAGTTTAATTACTCGTGCTAGAAATACTTTAGTTACTCAATTTTTAGATTTAGATAAAAAAGAACCTGATCGTTTTACTCATTTAATGTTTATAGATAGTGATATAGGATTTAATGGAGAAGCAGTATGGAAATTATTAAATTCAGGACACGATGTAGCGTGTGGAATATATCCTAGAAAATCTGTAGATTGGGATTCTGTAAAATCTTTTGCAGAAAAAGGACAACTTGATAATTTAGAACAAAAAGCTTTAGGATATAATCTTAATTTATCAAATCCATTAAATATTAGAGTAGAAAATGGATTTGCTGAAGTATTAGATGCAGCAACTGGATTTATGTGTATTAAAAAAGAAGTTTTCTATAAAATGATAGAAGCTTATCCTAATCTTAAATATACAAGTGATCAAATTATAAATAATGATAGATTTTCAAGTGATAACTGTTATGCACTTTTTGACTGTATTATTGATGAAAAAAGTAATAGATATTTATCAGAAGACTATGCTTTTTGTCGTTTATGGCAAAAGATAGGAGGAAAAATTTATGCCGATGTGCAAAGTCCTTTAACGCATTATGGAACTTATGCATTTAAAGGTCACGTATGGAGTAAATTTAAAGTAGAGGAAAATAAAAATGCCAATGACATACAGCAGTCTAAAGACTGATATACAAACGTGGGCTGAAAATACAGGAACTGATTTTACTGCTCAATTAGATACTTTTATAGGTAATACTCAAGAAAGATTATCTAGAGATATTGATCCAGTAGGTTTTAATCAAAACGTAACTTCTTCTATGTCGGTAGGAGATAGATTTATTACACTTCCTAGTACTATAGAACCAATGTTAATTAATTATTTAAATATAATAGTTAGTGGTAATAGACAATTTTTAGAAATTAAACCTATAGAATATTTACAAGAATATTGGCCTAATGCTTCTATTACAAGTACTCCAGTTTATTTTGCAAATTTTGATGATAATACTTTATATGTAGCTCCAACTCCAGATAGTGCATATACTATGGAATTAGGATATCAAGGAAGAATTAATCCATTATCTAATACTAATACTACTAATTGGTATACAGATAATGCTCCTGATGCTCTATTATATGGTAGTCTATCTGAAGCAAATCTCTTTACAAAGAACATGGAAGATTATAATATCTATAACAAAAAGTATGTCGAAAGTGTGACTGCTATCAATAATGAAGCTCGTAGAAGAAGACGAACAGATTACAAGTTTCCTGGTAGCCCACTCGGGACTAATACATTAACTGGAGGACAATAAAATATATGGCAATCGAACAAGCTATAACAGTCACATTTAAACAGGACTTAATGTCACCTGGCGCTAATTTAGAGTCAGTAACAATTAAATGTGCCTTATACGATAATACGGCAACTCTAAACCAAAATACTACCGCTTATATTACTGCTAATGAAATTTCAGATAGCGGTACTAATTATGTTATAGGTGGTGAAACTTTAACCAACGTTGCAATAACAGTTGATGGAACTACAGCTATTTTTGATGCTGATAATGTTTCATGGGCTAATGCAACTATTTCTGCTCAAGCAGCTTTACTATATAATGCAAATAATAGTAACTCAGCAATTGCAGTTTTAGATTTTGGTGGAGTTAAAACATCTACTAACGGTACATTTGAATTACAGTTTCCTAACGCAGACGCTACTAACGGTCTAATTAGAATAGCATAGGAGTAATGATCCTATGGCTACTGCACAAGTAGGTTGGGGCAGACTTGGTTATAATATAGGAGCATGGAATACAACACCTGATGCTGTTGCTACTATAACTGGTCAGTATCTTCAAACTGAAATTGATTTTGGTGCTGGATGGAGTAGAGATACTTGGAATGCAGGTGCGTGGGGAATTGGACTTGGCGCGGTATTAACAGGTAATGGAAATGTATTTTCATTATCTACATTAACTGAATTACAAACTTTTGCAGGAAATATTGGTCATAGTGGAACTGCTTTAATTATTCCAACTGGTGAAGAAGCTAATATTGAACTTACATCTGCTTTAACTATAGTAGATGGAGAAGGAATATTTATAGGAATTGCTACTCCTAATTTAACAGCTTCTATTAATGATATTAATTTAAGTACAAATAATTTTTTAGAACAAACTGGTCAAGAATTAACTATAGAAAATAATTTAGCTAATGTAGTAGTAACAGCTAGTGCTCCTATAATTATTTTAGGAGAACAATTAGATATTGATGTAGGACAAGTAGTTACTGGAACTGCTAATTTCGTAGATATTTTAGGACAAGTAATTACTGTATCTCTTAATGATATAAATGTAACTTCTGGGGCTAATGCTCAAATTAACACAGGTATACAAGCTAATACTATATCTGGTAATGTAAGTGTAGCAGAAGGACATGGAGTTATTATTACTGGAAATAGTACAATTACTTATACTGGAAATGTTAATATTATTGGTATATCTAATGTTAATATTATAGGATCTCAAGCTAATATAAATGTATCTACTCTTAAATTTTGGGATCCAATACAACCAACTATTACTGAAACTTGGACAAATATTCACTAGACAAAATATGACAAATATATATTATTTACAATATTAAAAATTAGGAGTATAAAGAATTATGGCATCAACTTATACATCAAGATTAAAACTAGAACGTCAAACTACTGGAGAAAATGCTGGTAATTGGGGTAATTTAGTAAATTATGTTTTTAATAGAATTGATAGTTCTGTTAGAGGATATGTTAATGTAGATGTAGCTGGTTCTGCTAACGTTACTTTAACTTCTAATAACTCTACTACTAATACAGATGATTCTTCTACAGACGATCAAGTACATAATAAAGTTTTAGAATTTACAGGAGCTTTAACAGGAGATATTTTCGTATTTACAGATGCGGTAGAAGGTGAATATATTGTATTTAATAATACATCAGGTTCACAAACTTTAACTTTTGCTCCAACAGGTGGAACTGGAGTAGTTTTACAACAAGGCGCTAAAACATTAGTTTATACAAATGGAACTGTAATGTTCGATGTAATGGCTGACTTAGGCAACATAAATGTTGCTGGAATAGCTAATAATGAATCATCAACATACTTTACTTTACCTTCATCTGATGGTACTAGTGGGCAAGCTTTAACAACAAATGGTAGTGGACAATTATCTTTTGCTACTGCTGGAATTACAACTGGTAAAGCTATTGCAATGGCAATAGTTTTTGGATAATAGGAGAAAAGAAAAATGGCAAACCCAAATATAGTCAACGTATCTTCGATACTTGGAAAAACAGATACTTTTGCTTTAACTACAACAGCAGCTAACTTAGTTACAGCAACAGCAAATACTGTATTTAAAATTAATTCAATTATCGTTACAAACATAGATGGAACAAATGCTGCTGATGTAACTGTAAGTTATTATGATGGATCAGATACAAGAGCTATTGGTAGTACTATATCAGTTCCTGCTGATGCAGCTTTAAATTTGATTGATAAAAATTCTTCTTTTTATTTAGAAGAAAATGAAATAATTTCTGGATCTGCTAGTGCAAACAGTGATCTAGTTTGTTTGATCTCATACGAAATCATAAGTAGTTAAAGGGGGATAACCAGCTATGGCAAATGGCGGAATTATCGGACCAGTCAACGATCCAGTAATATCAGATTTAACACAGACCTTTACTGCGTCAGGAACTTTTAATATGCCTAACTCTGCACCTGCTCCAGGGCAAGTAGATTATTTAGTCGTGGCTGGTGGAGGTGGAGGAGGAAGTTGGTGTGGTGGAGGCGGCGGAGGTGGCGCAGGTGGCTATCGAACTTCTTTTCCTGGTGGAACAAAATTAACAATTACAAAAGGATCTGCTACTACAGTTACAGTAGGAGCAGGCGGTGCAGGAACTACAATTAATAATAAAGGTTCAAATGGAACAGATTCAACATTTTCAACAATCACTTCAACAGGTGGTGGAGGTGGTGGAGGATTTTCATGTACTCCTTATGGTGTTGTAATAGGTCAAAATGGTGGTTCAGGTGGAGGTGGACAAGGTGCTTGTGCTCCTAATGCTGCAGGTTTAGGAAATACTCCACCAACAAGTCCCTCTCAAGGAAACAATGGAGGTGTAGGACTTGAAACTCCAGGTGGTGCGGGTAAAGCTGGTGGTGGAGGTGGAGCAAGTGCAGTTGGTGTAGCTGCTACAGGACCCGCTGCCGGTCCTGGAGGAAATGGAAGTGCAAATTCAATTTCAGGAAGTCCAGTAACTTATGCAGGTGGAGGTGGAGGCGGTGTTAACATTAATGCTCCATCCCCTAGTGTAGGAACTGGTGGAACTGGAGGTGGAGGAACAGGTGGAAAAAGAGGTACGTTTGTTGGAACTCCAGGAACAGTTAATACTGGTGGAGGTGGAGGTGGAGGTGGAGGTTCTGGTTTTGGTTCTGGTTCAGGCGGATCAGGTATTATTATTATTCAAGCACCTAATGCTAAAGTAACTGCAAAAGGAGTATGGTCATTAAATGATGCATATAATTATAGAAAAGCTGGAACTTGGAATTAAATATGACCTTTCTTTTTAATCAAATCTATATTATAATAACATAGGAGTAAAAAAAATATGGCACATTTTGCAGAAATTGACAGTAATAACATAGTATTAAGAGTTGTTGTAATAGATAACAATGACGTAAATGCAAGTGGCGGAGATCAATCAGTTGGAGCAGAGGAAAAAGTAAAATCTATAGTTCCTTTTACAACTGGAAACAGATGGGTTCAAACTTCGTATAACAATAATTTCAGAAAACAATATGCTGGAATTGGTTTCACGTTTGATGCTACTAAAAATAAATTTATATCGCCACAACCTTTTGCATCTTGGTCACTTGATGCTAATGACGACTGGCAAGCACCTGTTGCATATCCAACAGTTACAACCTACGGAGATAATGTTAAATACTTTATTTCGTGGGATGAAGCTGGACAAAGATGGATTGGTAAAGACGATCAAAACAACGAATTCGCTTGGTCACCTGACTCTTCCTCTTGGTTTGCTACAGGCAACTAAAGAATTTTAACATAAGAGGAGTATTAAATGGGGTCACCCAACGGCGGTATCATAGGAGTAATTAACCAAACTTCGTTTGGAAAGTGTACTGTCACAACTAAAACAGCATCAACACCATTAACAACACAACCTGGAACTAGATTAGCATCTATGGTAGTTATCGGTGGTGGTGGAGGGGGTGGTTCTAATGCTGGTGGTGGAGGGGGTGGTGGTGGTATGGTTTTACACCCTGGAATACAAGTTTGCGGAAATACATCTTACACTGTAACAATAGGTGGTGGAGGTTCAGCAGGCTCTGGTGGAGCAGATTCAAGTATTGCACCGGGAACTCCAGCATTTTTAAGAGGTAGAGGTGGTGGATCAGGTGGAGGTTTTCCAGCTAAAGGTGGTGGCTCTGGTGGCTCTGGTGGTGGAGTTGGTAGAGATGCAACACCTCCAGGAGCATCTGGTGGATCATCTACACAACCTACACAATGTGGAGCTTCTGGAACTTTTGGTTTTGGAAATGCAGGTGGTAATGGTTGTCAAACAGGAAACCCAGACCCAGCTGGTGGTAACACTGGTGGAGGCGGTGGTGGAGGTGCAGGTTCAGCAGGTTTTGTTGGAGATTATCCAGATGCTAGTGGACCAGGTGCAGCCTGTGCAACAGGTGCAGGTGGAAATGGAAAAGATGTTACTCCTGTGATGGGACCAGGTTTACCTAACTGTGGGGTTTATGCAGGTGGTGGCGGTGGAACAGTTCAAGGTGGAACTGGAGGAAATCCAGGACCAGGAGGTGGTGGAAGAGGTGGATCTAATCCTTCTCCAAGTGGTGGTGCTGGTACAGTTAATACAGGTGGAGGAGGTGGAGGTATTAGAAATCCATCAGGTACAGGCGGAGCAGGCGGTTCAGGTATCGTTATCGTAAAAGAATTAAACAAGGCTAGTGGATCGTGGCCACTAAGAGCACAATTTAGCAGCAGGAAACAGGGAACGTGGCCAGAGTTTTTAGTTAATATAGATTATTTAGTCGTGGCGGGTGGAGGAGCCGGTGGAGCTGGTAGAGGCGGAGGTGGTGGAGCAGGAGGATATAGAACATCTTACTGTTCTCCAGTAAGTGCAGTAGAATTAGGTTTAGGAAATTATTCAATAACAGTTGGAGCAGGAGGAACTGGAAATTGTTCTCAAGGAGGTTCTGGTAATCCTTCTGTATTTTCAACTATTACATCAGCAGGAGGAGGCGGAGGTGGAGTTGGAGTTGGACCTGCTAATCCACTTTCAATTGGATTATCAGGAGGTTCTGGAGGTGGTGCAGGAAATGAAGATGGTAAATCAGGATATATTGCAGGTACAGGAAACACACCACCAGTAAGTCCCCCTCAAGGAAACAATGGAGCAGTTGGATCAACGGCAGGTCCAGTTGGTTTTTCAGGAGCAGGAGGAGGTGGTGGTGGGGCAGGCGCTAGTGGAAGTACTGCTCCAGGTCTTTATACTGGAGGAGCAGGAGGAGCAGGTTCAGTAAATAGTATTACAGGTTCACCAGTTACTTATGCAGGTGGTGGAGGTGGTGGAGCAAATAATGGACCTTCACCATTAGGACCTAGAACAGGTACCGGTGGTACAGGTGGACCAGGAGGTGGTGGAAATGGTAGTGCTGTTTATAATGGAGCAGGTTCAGGAACAGTTAATACAGGTGGAGGAGGTGGAGGTGGAGGAACTACTTGGCCATCACCTAGTGTCCCACCTTCAACAGGAGGAAATGGCGGTTCAGGTATTGTTATTGTAAGAGCACCAAATTCTGTAACTTTAGCAGCGTCACCAGGAACTAATACAGTATCTCCAGTTGGAAGTTGTACAGTTGCTACATTTACAGTATCAGGAACTTTAACTATTTCCTAAATCTTGACAATTTTGTTCTCAAGATTATAAATAAATATAGAAAGAAGATATGAACTTAACAAATTGTTATTGGTATTTTAAATCAGCAATTCCTGAACGAATTTGTGATGATATTATTAAATATGGAAATCAACAACGTGAGCAAATTGCGTTGACAGGTGGACAAACTAAAAAGTTAGCTGAGTTAGAAAAAAAGAAACCAACACCAAAAAAGAAAAAGAAAATTAAAAGAACTACAGCGAATGCTCATTTAACTGATGAAGAAATTGAAGCTATGGATCCAGCAAATAAATTAGAAAAAGAAGAATTAGATGATTTACGAAAAAAGAGAAATTCAAATATAGCTTGGTTAAATGATAGATGGATTTATAAAGAAGTACAGCCTTATGTACATCAAGCAAATAGTAATGCAGGTTGGAATTTTAATTGGGATTTTTCTGAGTCTTGTCAATTTACGAAATATAAATTAAATCAATTTTATGATTGGCATTGTGATAGTTGGGAACAGCCTTATAACAATCCAGATAATCCAAACACGCACGGTAAAATTAGAAAATTATCTGTAACTTGTTCTCTATCGGATCCTAAAGATTATAAAGGTGGTGAATTAGAATTTCAATTTAGAAATCAAGATGATCCAACTCTTACAAGAGAATGTTTAGAAATTTTACCAAGAGGCTCTATTGTTGTATTTCCGTCCTTCGTATGGCATAGGGTTAAACCAGTAACCGAGGGTACTAGATATTCATTAGTCATATGGAATCTTGGTTATCCATTTAGATAGGAGAAAGTATGGCAAAAACAGACGAATTACAAACATCTTTATATTTTCAAACACCGATTTATCACGTTGAAATACCTGAATGGGTAGATCATGTAGATAAAGTTTGTGATAAATATATTAAACAAGCAAAGAAAAATAATCAAAAAGCAATTAAAGATAGAGAAAAGAATTGGAAGAAAAAAGGATTAGGTGATGTTGGAATGTCTCATCATTCTACATCTTTAATTAATGATCCTGATTTAAAAGAATTTCAAGATTATATTGGCGCAACTAGTTGGAATGTATTAGATCATATGGGTTATGATTTATCTGGTTATGAATTATTTTGGACAGAATTTTGGGTACAACACTTTGCAGAAAAAGGTGGTGGACATCACGAAGGTCATATACATTATGATAATCACGTTTCAGGATTCTATTTCCTACGTTGCAGTGAAAAAACTTCTATTCCAGTATTTCACGATCCACGTTATGCAAAAGTAATGGCAGATTTACCTAGAAAAAATGATACAGAAGTATCAATGGCATCACCAATGATACATTATAAACCAAAACCAGGTACTATGATTTTTATTCCAGCTTACTTAGAACATCAATATACAGTAGATCCTGGAGTAGAAGACTTTAGATTTGTACATTTTAATTTACAAGCGGTAAGAAAAATGATTACAGATACTATTAGAAAACAAGCAAAAGAGGAGAAATAATGAGCTTTGAGAAAAATGGTTACACAGTAATTAAAAAAGCAATATCACCAGAGATTGCTGATTTCGTATATAAATATTTTCTACTAAAAAGAAAAGTAGCAAGAACAATGTTTGATGAACGATACATTTCACCAATGACAGAATATTGGGGTGTATGGAATGATCAACAGGTTCCAGAAACTTATTCTCATTATGGGGATGTTGCAATGGAAACTTTACTGACAGAAGTAAAACCTATTATGGAAAAAGAAACCAAATTAAAATTAATTGAGACCTACGCTTACGCAAGAATTTATAAAAAAGGGGATATTTTACACAGACACAAAGATAGGTTTAGCTGTGAAATATCCACTACCCTTAATTTAGGTGGAGATGATTGGCCTATTTATATTAATCCTAATAAAGAAGAAGGTAGTCTAGATAAAGACGGAAAATATGTTCCTTCTAAAGCAAAAGGAGTTAAAGTAGATTTAAATCCTGGTGATATGTTAGTGTACAGAGGTAATTTTTTAGAGCATTGGAGAGATGCTTTTACAGGGACTGATTGTGGTCAAGTTTTTTTACATTATAATAATAAAGCCACTAAAGGATCTGAAGATAATAAATTTGATAAAAGACCTCATTTAGGACTTCCATCTTGGTTTAAAAAGTGATATAATTTTACTAAGCGAGAGGAAAATCACCACACCACCCTTTCCTCTCGCACTTTTTTATAGTATAATATTTGTTTTAATAGGTATATAAGGAGAATTATGCCATTAACGCAATTAAATTTTTTACCTGGAATAGATACAGAAAATACTCAAACTGGCGCAGAAGGTCGATGGGTAGATTGTGATAAAATAAGATTTCGTAAAGGACTTCCTCAAAAAATAGGTGGCTGGACTAAGTTTAGTCCACAATATTATGTAGGAGTAGGAAGAGCTTTACAAGCATGGTATAGTTTATCAGGAGCACGTTACGAAAGTATGGGAACTGATCGTAAAGTCTATGCTTATCAAGCTGGAACTAGCCAAGATATCACTCCTATTCGTAGTTCTAATGTAGTATCTAATACATTTAGTACTACTAATGGTAGTTCTACAGTTACCATAAGTGAAGTAAATCATGGAGCTATTGATGGTTCTTTTATTACTATTTCTAATGTATCAGCTAATGTAGGAGGTATTTTAACTACACAATTAGAAGGTGAATTTGAAATACAATCAGTTATAAATGCTGATGCTTATACCATATTATCTCCAGGTACAGCTAATGCTGATATAACTACTTCAGCTAACGCTGATATTGAATATCAAATTAATATAGGTCCAGATATACAAACATTTGGATATGGTTGGGGAACGTCTTCATGGTCATCTAGTACATGGGGAACTCCTAGATCAACATCTAATGTAGTTATTGATATGAGATTATGGAGTATTAATAATTGGGGAGAAGATTTAGTATTAACTCAAAAAGATGGAGGAACTTATTATTGGGACACTTCTGGAGGTATGAGTAATAATAGAGCTACCACTTTAGCTAATGCTCCAACTAATTCTACTTTATCTGTAGTTTCTACTGATACTAGACATTTAATATGTATGGGAACTGAAACTAGTATAGGAAATACAGCAACTCAAGATAAATTATTTATTCGTTGGTCAGATCAAGAAAATATTACAGAATGGACACCTAATGTAACTAATTCAGCAGGATCACAACGTATTGCTGGAGGATCAGAGATTAGATCAGCTAAGACTTCTAAAGGAGCTGTACTAGTATGGACTGATACTACATTACATTCTATGGCTTTTATTGGTCCACCTTTTATTTTTGGATTTAGACAACTAGGTTCAGATTGTGGAGCTGTTAGTATGAATTCTACATATGTAGTAGATGATGTAGCTTATTGGATGAGCGATGGTACTTTCTTTCGATACGCTGGAGCAGTTCAAGAAATACCTTGTCCTATTTTAAATTATGTATTTGATGATATTAATCCAGATCAATACGCTCAAGTTTATGCTGGACAAAATCATAATTTTTCTGAAATAATATGGTACTACTGCTCTAGTAACTCAGATCAAATTGATCGTTATGTTATTTATAATACACAAGAAAACTCTTGGTATTTTGGAAATATGAATAGAACTACTTATTTAGATAATGGAGTTGAATTTAATCCATTAGCTACTGAGTATTTAGCTAATTCTACAGCTAATATTACTAGCACTATTTATGGTCTAACAGCAGGTCGTTCTTTAATTTATAGACATGAAGATGGAGTGGATGCTGATGGTTCTCCTTTAGCTGCATATATAGAATCAGGTGATGGTGATTTAGCAGATGGAGAAGACTTTAGCTTTATTAATAAAGTAATACCTGATTTTCAAGATCAAACTGGAAACGCTGTTATTACACTTAAAGTAAGAGATTATCCTAATAGTGCTAAAACTTTAGGAGAAGCTATTACTGTCTCTAATACTACTCCTTTTTATAACTCTAGAATTAGAGGAAGACAAGCTTCTATTAAGATAGAAAACACAGAATTAGGTAGTAATTGGCGATTTGGTACATTAAGAATCAACGTAAGACCAGATGGAAAAAGATAAATATACTATTAGACTAGCTCGTATCTCAGATGCAGTTAGAATTAGAGAGCTATTAAAAACGTGGTTAGAAGAAGCCCCTTTTAACTTTGGAAACACTAATAATAAGAAAGCTCTTGAAAATATTATATTTTACATTAAGAATAGTTTTGTTATAGTAGTAGAATATGAAAATGTTATTGTAGGCACTTTAGCTGCTACAATTGACGAAACTTGGTATAGTGACA